AAAACCAATAAAACCTTACAAACGTCGTAAAAAATAGTATAAATAGACTATATGAGTAAGATATTCGATACCCTATCACAAGAAGCATTCCGAGCGGGAGTAACACCTCGTACTGCGGAATCACGTAAATGGTTTCGCCAACGTGCAAGAGATTTACGAGGAATTAATCGTAACGCATTAATGGGAGAGTTACCTACTGGTGGGGATATAGTCGGAACGATGCAGATGTTCTTTTACGACCCAAAGACAAAAGATACATTACCGTATTATGACACCTTCCCTTTGGTTGTTATAGTTGGACCTGCACCAAAGGGTTTCTATGGATTAAACCTACACTACATTAATCCTATGTTACGAGCAAAGATGCTAGACGGGTTAATGGATATTGCATCAAGTAAAAACTCACCTACCGCAAAATTTAACATTACATATAGTACTCTTAAATCAACAGCAAATTTAAAATACTATAAACCTTGTTTTAAACATTATTTAACATCAAATGTTAAAAGTAGTTTTGCACAGGTTCCTGCCACAGATTGGGAGATAGCAGCATTCCTTCCTGTAGCAAGTTTCAAGAAAATTCCAAATGCTCTTACTGCATACTCAGACTCAAGAAAGATGATAGGTTAAAAAAATGGCACAACGGATAGATGATATTTTATCAGAAATCGGTAAAGGTGGAGGTCTAGCAGACTCTAATTTATATAGAATTAAATTGCCTACAATAAACGGCGAAAATAGAGGTATGGATATATTGTGTACTGATATATCTTTACCTAGCAGACAAATTACCACAAGAGAAGTTCAAATGGGGATGGATAACACATTCAGGGTTGCTTATGGCGATTCACATATGGATATTAATCTTTCGTTTATGCTTCTAAACGATTTTGGAGCAAGGTATTATTTTGAAGCATGGCAAAGCACAGCATATGATTCTCAAAACAAAACATTAAGGTTTCATAAAAGTTATGTTAAACCTGTAACAATCCAAGTTCTAAGAAAGGGTGTTGCGTTTGATATCACAAAGAAGAAATTATTTAATGCTGGTAAAATACCAAGTTCTATAAGGACAAGACTTCCTAGATTAGGTCCACTAGATTTTGCTCAAGGGCAGTTCGATTTAAATTTTATCACAAAAGATGATATAATATATGAGATTGAACTTACAGATTGTTTTCCATTTAGTATGTCAGAGATTACTATGGGGGGAGGAACTGAACAAATATTACTTAAGCAACAAGTACAACTATCGTTTAAGAAGTTTAAAACTGTAACAAAATATGACAAAGGAAGAGGGAGTCAGATTGGCGAGGCACTTCTTGGCGGCGTTATGAGAAAAATCTTTTAAAAAGATTATAAATAAATTATATTATAAACACGGAGAATAAATAATATTATGGCACTACCTAAGTTAAATGAATCAGTTAGATATGAGGTACAAATACCTTCAACCATGAAGGTCGTAACATACAGACCATATCTAGTGAAAGAAGAAAAAATACTTTTACAAGCGCATGAATCAAATGATGAAAAAACAGCGATGAGAGCAATGCTCGATACTGTAGTTGCTTGTATATATGACAATGTCGATATTGATTCGCTCACCTCTTTTGATGTTGAGTATCTATTTACAATGATAAGGGCAAAGTCAGTCGGAGAAACTTCTACATTAAATGGAGTTTGTTCTGCAAAAGATTGTGACGGAAAAACAGATGTTACTATAGAATTAAGCAGTATAGATATTCCGACACCACCTAAAGACATTAGTAATATTGTAGAGATAAATCCAGAAATATCTATAGAATTAAGATATCCTTCTTACAATGCTTTTATGTCAAACTTTTCTCAGGGTATGTCTGAATCAGAATACGGTTTAAGTCTGATCAATCATTGCATATTAGCAATTCTTACACCCAACGAAAGAATAACAGAATGGTCTCAAAAAGAAATGGATGAATTCATTAACTCAATGACATCACTTCAGTTCGAAAAACTCGGAGATTTTCTTGGAACTATTCCGTCATTAAAACAAAAAGTAGAGTTCACCTGTAAAAAGTGTGGACATGAGAATAAATTAACATTGGAGGGTCTTCAAGATTTTTTTTAGTATGCCTCTCGCATGACAATTTAGTTTCTCATTTTAAAACTAATTTCGCTTTGATGCAGCATTTTAAATATTCGTTACATGATATTGAAAATATGCATCCGTGGGAAAGAGAAGTTTATTTAATGTTATTAGAACAACATCTCGAAAAAGAGGCAGAAGAACAGGAAAAAAGAAATCAGACGAACGCATAAGGTAAACACATGGCAATTGATGACACCCACGGAACTGGTAATCCCGTATTTTTAGATACACAATCATTAGGAAACAGTGATTCTGATACACTGAGACTAACTCAAATTGCTCTGTCACTCCAAGTTACAAATAAGCAGTTAGAATTGCTCAGTAAGGCAAATCAGGTTCAAGTAATACAGGGTGAAACTCACACCTTGCAACTCCAAGGTATTTTTTCTTTGGTTAGTAAATATTTCGATGACCTTAATGCGAAAAAGGGAGATGAAGAAGAAGAAAGGAAAGAGTTACTTGCTTCATTAAAGGGTCTTAAAGAAAATAAAGGAGGTAAAGGTAGTAGTCCTAAAGAAAAAGATGAGACTAAAGACCGAAAAGGTATGTTGGGATTTCTTGGTTTAATCTTAAGTAGTTTGATAAAAGCGCCTCTTCTCTTTCTTGCAGGACTTGGTGGTCTTGGTCTAGGTAAAATGATTTTTGGTAAAGGCGGTTTTGCTACAGTAAAGTTTTCGTTAGGTCTTTTAAGAGGTTCAATTGATAAAATCAATAAGTTCAATTCAAAGATTTTTGGTATAGATAAATTTAAAGAAGCATCTAAAAAGGCAAAACCAACTAAATCATTTAATAAAATGAACAAACTAGCAAGGGCGGGTGTATCTCAGAAACAAATGGCAAAAATGCCAAACGTGTATGGTAAGGAAGTAAGTAATTTAGCGAAACAAATGAGTCCCAAAGAGTTTCAACAGATGAGAAAAGGTAGTGGCACTATGAATGCCATAATGAGGGGTTATCAAAAATTCGTAGGAATGTTTGACAAATTTAAAAAACCAGCGGGTCCACCTAAACCTTCAGGCGCAGGAAAGTTATCAAAACTGATTAGTGGATTTAAAAATTCAATTAAGACAATGCTTGGTCCATTTAGGGTAATTGGTAAAATGTTTGGAGCAATATTTGCACCACTTAGAATTATATTTACTATATTTGAAACAGTAAAGGGTGCTATACAAGGATTTAATCGATATGGTGAAGACGGAAGTATATTTTCTAAATTAGTAGGTGGTGTGCTAGGAGGTATCGGTGGCGCATTTAAAGCGATTGTAGGTTATCCACTTGACCTTTTAAGAAGTATCGCTGCATGGATTCTTGGAAAGTTTGGATTTGACAATGCTGCAGCGTATTTGAAAGGATTCTCCGTTACGGCAATGATAGGAGACTTCTTTAATGCGATTAGTGACAAAATAGTAGGATTTTTCTCAAACATAACTAGTGCCTTTGATCAAGGGATGGGTCCAGGACTCGCTAACCTTGCTATAAAATTAGCACAGATATCCACAAAGATAATGAGATTTCCTATGGCATTAACAGCAGGTGGTCTTGCTGGTGTCCTTGCTATAACTCCTGGAGGTAAAAGTCCTAAAGAAGCATTTTTTGATGCTTTCAATGGAGTTATGAATTTTGGTGATTCTGCATTTGAGGGTGCACAGAAACTTGTTGGTGTAGAGACTCAAACAGAAACCGATGCAAGAATAGCAAAAGAAGTTGCAGAAGCAGAAAAAGCAAGACTTGAGAAAAAAGAAGCAGATAGAGCAAGAAAATTAAAAGAAGAAGAAGAACGAAAAAAAGCAGCACTAGAAGAACAAGAAAGATTACAAGCAGAGCAAGCAAGAAGACTTGAAGGTGGGACTAATGTGGATAACAGTCAAACTTCTGTGACTAACAATTCATATTCTGGCGCTCTTGATGGTGCATCGGATTCTGGACCACCTCCTGAATTCGCAATGCTTATGGGTTTAGCGGGATTAGGATAAAAAAAAGGGAGACCCGAAAGTCTCCCCTGCCTTTTTTACGTGGGTTTAAGGGGAAATCCCCTCCCTAATTATTCGGGGATACCAATGGTAAAGGCGGACATCTTTTAATCCTCTGCCGCGAGTTTCGCGAAGTAGGATAATGTATCATCATCTCCCTCAGATGCCATCGCTACCTGCGGTTGAGGAGCAGACGGAATCACTTGAGGTTCAACTGACTTAGAACCTACGGTCTCAGCAGTTTGTTGTAATGATTCATTCTTCATAGTAGAACCTGAACCAGTCGCCTGACCTAACACAACTTCAAGTCGTGCTTTTAAATCATTGTAAGACTTGTATGATGATGGGTCAGTAAACTCACTCATGTCATGCATAGTATTATAGGTTGCTTCTAGTTTAGTTTCATCGCCTTCTA